GAAGTCTGTAGGATCAACCGTACCAGTTTCAATAGAGTATAACATCAACTTTTAATGAAGTCACCTCACTACTTTGTGATAAGGCCATTTAATGGTCAGAGATACGACTCTGTACGTAAGTATGGAGACATTGATTTTGTGATATCATCATCACAGGAGGACCATACTGTAACGAACAGGGTAGGGATAGTAGACAGTGTTCCAATAGGATATGACGGAGATATATCTGTTGGAGACTTTGTTATCGTTCATCATAATGTATTTAGAATATACTACGACATGAAGGGTAACGAGAGGTCAAGCTGGAACCATTATGATGAGGATATATTTATCGTTGAGTTAGATCAAATATTTCTATACGGTAAGAGCGAGTGGAATGCTCCATATCCGTTCTGCTTTGTAGAGCCTATAGATAACGATAACTCTGACTATATACTAAGCACAGACGTGGAGAAATATCTGCACGGATACGTTAGATATATACCAGAAAATAAGCACGTTAAAACTGGAGACTTAGTATCATTCAAACCAGAGTCTGAATATGAATTTAGGATAGACAACAAGAAGTTATACAGAATGAAATTAAGTAGCTTATGTCTGAAGATTTAAGGGGTAAGAAGGATAGGTTATTAAGGGCAGCAGAAAAGGCTGTAGATGAGCTTATAAACGTACTTAATGACCCAATCATAAACAATAGCGAAGACGATATATCTGCTGACAAGATGAAGAATGCAGCAGCTGCTAAGAGATTAGCTTTTGAGGATGCGTTATTTATGCTAGACAGAATAGATTCTGAGAGATCAAAGTTCCATGAGGGAACGGTAAAGATAATAGATACTGGAAATGGTGGATTTGCAGAGGGAAGAGCAAAGTCAAGCGGAAAGAAGTAGTAACTATGAACTGCATAGGGTTGTTAGCGATCACGTTAACAAGAACGCTATGCACGTAAGAAATAAGGCAAAGTCATGGAAGTATGGATATGACGATCAGTATGACGTTGTAGTTATATCAAAGGACGGAACCATAGGTGATATATACGAGATAAACGGTCTATATATAGCACTTCCAAGCACACCTAAAGAGGTAGATAACTTAGGAAATAGGTGGCATCCTACAGAATCACCCAAAGAGTTACAGAAGATAAAGACGTTCTTTGAGTGGACCAGAAGAGATAACATATTTAAGTCTCAGTGGGTAGACTATATAGAGGGCGAGTTTGATCGAAGAGACAACGGTTACTGGTTTATAAATAACGGTAGCCCTACATACATAACTGGTACACACTATATGTATCTACAGTGGTCTAAGATAGATATAGGTCTACCAGACTTCAGAGAGTCGAACAGACTATTCTATATATTCTGGGAGGCGTGCAAGGCCGACAGCAGGTCATACGGTATGTGCTACCTAAAGAACAGACGTAGTGGTTTCTCGTTCATGAGTTCTGGTGAGGTATGTAATATAGGTACAATATCTAAAGACTCTAGACTCGGCATACTATCAAAGACTGGTACTGATGCCAAGAAGATGTTTACAGATAAGGTTGTACCTATCGTAAAGAACTACCCGTTCTTCTTCAAACCGATACAGGATGGTATGGATAATCCAAAGACAGAGCTATCGTTTAGGGTTCCTGCATCCAAGATCACTAAGAGGAGCATGAACGATGAGGGACAGGAGGTGATGGAGGGTCTAGACACTACGATAGACTGGAAGAACACTGCTGACAACTCATACGATGGTGAGAAGCTTCTGATGCTCATACACGATGAAAGTGGTAAGTGGATGAAGCCAGACAACATATTAAATAACTGGAGGGTAACAAAGACCTGTTTACGTCTTGGTAGCAAGGTTATTGGTAAGTGTATGATGGGATCAACGTCTAACGCACTATCAAAGGGTGGTGATAACTTCAAGAGGCTATACATGGACTCTGACCCTAGAAGGAGATCTGCCAACGGCCAGACAAAGTCTGGTCTATATTCCTTATTTATACCTATGGAGTGGAACTTTGAAGGGTTTATAGACGAGTACGGTTTTCCAGTATTCGAGGACCCATCAAAGCCAGTTGTGGGAATAGATGGGGAGCTAATTAAAACTGGAGTAATTACATATTGGAATAATGAAGTTAATGCGCTTAAAAACGACCCTGACGCACTCAATGAATTTTATAGACAGTATCCGAGAACTGAATCTCATGCTTTTCGTGATGAGTCAAGACAGTCGTTGTATAACCTTTCTAAGATATATCAGCAGATTGATTATAATGATTCCCTAATTAAGGATAGGGTACTAACAAGGGGGAACTTTCACTGGAAGAATGGAGAGCTAGATACAGAGGTTGTATGGTCACCAGATCCATCTGGAAGGTTCTTGGTATCGTGGATTCCAGGAAACGGTATTAGAAACAATGTAGTTAAGGATAGAGCAGGAAGGTTCAGACCTGGGAACGAACACATGGGTGCATTTGGGTGTGACCCCTATGACATATCTGGTCCAGTAGGTGGAGGAGGTTCTAACGGATCACTGCACGGTAAGACTAAGTTCCATATGGAACAGGGTAGTCCTACTAACCAGTTCTTTCTAGAGTACGTAACTAGGACACAGACAGCAGAGATATTCTTTGAGGATGTGCTGATGGCAATTGTTTTCTATGGTATGCCTATACTTATAGAGAATAACAAGACAAGGCTTCTCTATCATCTAAAGAATAGGGGGTATAGAGGGTTCTCTATGAACAGACCAGACAAGCACTCTTCTAACCTCTCTAAGACAGAGTTAGAGCTTGGTGGTATACCTAACTCATCTGAGGATGTAAAACAGGCTCACGCATCAGCTATAGGCACGTACATCGAAGAGTATGTGGGTTACGATCAAGAGGGTACGTATAGAGATCCAGAGGAGATGGGAAGCATGTACTTCACTAAAACGTTAGAAGACTGGGCTAGGTTCGATATAAACAATAGAACAAAGCACGATGCCTCGATTAGTTCTGGACTAGCAATTATGGCTACAAGAAACAATATGATTGCACGTCAAGAGGAGAAATCAAAAATAAGTATTAAATTTGCAAAATACGATAATAGTACTGGCAATAAAAGTCAATTAAAAAAATAATGGATAGCAAACCATCTGTAATTATAAGTAGCACACCTTTTCCAAATCAAATGGCTACTGACTCAGAGAAGAATACAAAGGAGTATGGTCTGAGGGTAGGGAAAGCAATTGAGGGAGAATGGTTTAAGCGAGTTAACTCTGGTAGTTGTAGGTATTACGATCAATACTTAGAGTTCCATAAGTTGCGACTGTACGCTCGTGGTGAACAGCCTACGCAGATGTACAAGGACTTATTGGCTATTAATGGCGACCTATCTTACTTGAACCTAGACTGGAAGCCAGTACAGATTATACCTAAGTTTGTCGATATCGTTGTTAACGGTATGAACGACAGGCTATACGCTATCAAGGCATCAGCACAAGACATAAACTCAGCAGAGAAGAAGAATGCGTTCCAAGAGATGGTTGAGGCAGACATGCTTGCAAGTGATTTGCTTGTTCAGACAAAGGAGCAGTTTGGTATTGATGCTTTCAATGTTCCACAGGAGGAGATTCCAGAAACAGATGAGGAGCTTGCATTGTACATGCAGCTTAAGTATAAACCATCTATTGAGATAGCTGAAGAGGTTGCGATTAACACGTTATTAGAGATGAACGATTATAGGGACGTTGTAAAGCCTATGATCGATAAAGATATTACTGAGATTGGTATTGGTGCTGCGAAGCATGAGTTCTTAGTAGGGGCAGGGCTACAGGTTAGCTATGTTGATCCAGCTGCGCTTATCTATAGCTATACAGAGAAGCCAGACTTTTCTGATATATACTATGTAGGAGAGGTTAAGCAGGTACACTATACCGAGTTAAGAAAGATTAATCCTAACCTAACAAAAGAAGAGTTAGTTGATATAAAGAACTCTGGTTCTGCATGGTATAACTATTTTCCAGTTATCAGACAGTTCCAGGATGACATATTTAATGAAGAGGTTGTTACTCTACTATACTTCAACTACAAGTCTGACAAGAGGTTTGTATATAAGAAGAAGTTCTTAGACAACGGAGGTGAGAGAGTAATTAGAAGAGACGAGGGATTCAATCCAGAAGGAGAGAACGAAAAGTTTGAGAAGATAGATGTTGTAAAGGATGTTTGGTACGAGGGTGTTCTTGTAATGGGTAGTAACATACTTATTAAGTGGGACTTACTAAAGAATATGGTTCGTCCAGAAGCTGCAACTCAGAAAGCATTATGTAACTACGTTATAAATGCGCCTAGCATGTATAAGGGGCAGATACAATCTCTAGTTAAGAGAATGGTTCCATTTGCAGATCAGATTCAGTTAACTCACTTGAAGCTACAGCAGGTAATGTCAAGAATTATACCTGACGGTGTATTCATTGATGCTGACGGTATTAACGAGGTTGATCTTGGTACAGGTGCTGCATACAATCCAGAGGATGCGCTTAAGTTATATTTCCAGACTGGTTCCGTTATAGGTAGGAGCTACACTGGTGACGGTGAGTTTAACAATGCAAGAATTCCTATTCAAGAGTTGAGTACTAACAGTGGTCAGTCTAAGATGTCTGCACTTATTGGTAACTATAACTATAACTTGAACATGATCCGTGACGTGACTGGATTAAATGAAGCTAGAGATGGATCTACGCCTCATCCAGATACACTTGTTGGGGTTCAGAAGTTAGCTGCATTAAATAGTAACGTTGCTACAAGACACATATTAAATGGAGGTCTTAATATAACTAAGAGACTTGCTGAGTGCCTATCACTTAGAATTGCTGACATACTAAACTATGCAGACTTTAGAGACGAGTTTGCTATGCAGGTTGGTAAGTACAACTTAGCTATACTAGAAGACATTCAGAATCTATATCTTCACTCTTTTGGTATCTTTATAGAGTTAGAGCCAGATGAGGAAGAGAAGGCGCAGGTTGAACAGAATATACAGATAGCACTACAGTCTGGTCAGATTGATCTAGAGGACGCTATTGATATTAGAATGATCAAGAATCTTAAGCTTGCAAATGAGATGCTTAAGGTTAAGAGAAAGAGAAGAGTTGAGAAGCAACAACAGAGAGAGGATCAACAGTCTCAGATACAGATGCAGATCAACATGCAGTCTCAGCAAGCAGCAGCAGAGCAGAAACAACAGACAGCTCAGATTGAGGCACAGTCTAAGATTTCTATTAAAGAAGCAGAAGCTCAGTACGACATTCAGAAGATGCAGTATGAGGTTGCGGCTAAGAAGGAACTAATGGCACTTGAGTTTGAGTATAACATGAAGCT